AAGAAGTTCACGCCATCTTTGAATCCGCTATAACCAAAGTTTGCAGTATGGTAAATATCAAGTGTTTCGGTTGGCCCTCCTGAATCAACTACCTCCTTGTCAATTTCCACAAATAAAACTTCGTTCGCTTCCGCGTGATTGTCTGCTCTGACTTTTGCCGCGTAACTTAATGCAACCGTTGTATTTGAGATGCAATATGCTTTGTCGATAGACGCCCCCAAATCGAATGTAATGGATGTGGCGTTAAATGAAAGTACAGTTGCATACCAAACGCTTGCCGAAAAACTTGCATTACAAGGCGTTGCGGCTATACCTGTAAACGCAGGCGTTTGAATTGTAAACTTATCGCCTACCTTCAGGTTACAGAAAGTTGTTGTGTCTACTGTTGTCGTAATCTCTGATCCATTGTCATTACTATTAAGGCTTGCGTTTGTGGCGATGTCGTAATTAACTCCAATGATTCGATCAGTTACGTTGTGCTGAATATAGTCAGAGGCAAGCGGTGCTATATCAAACACAATTATGCCATCAACAGCGTTGCTCTTTGAAAGCGTGTAAGTTTTTAATGTCGTGCCTGCTAAAGCCGCAGAGCGATTTCCGTTCTTAATTCTCACAGTTAAAGACGCGCTTGTAATTGTCTCCCCTGTCGTTGGAACGCAGTTGATAAAGAACGGTGATCTCGTTCTTACAGGTCTATGATTTTTGAGTGCGGTTGGCATCGATTGTGTCTATTTGTGATTCAATATAATCTATATTATCTTGCGCAATGGCTTCTTGAAGCTGACTGAATAGTTTTTCCTCTTGGCTTTCGTAAGCATCTGTGAAGAAGTTGGTTGGTTTTAATCCGCGCTTCTTGATGTTTCGGCTAATGACTAACGCCAAACCTTTCACTCGTGACTCAGTCATTTTCAAAAACTGACCTTTCTTGCCTTCTCTGGTGTCGCGCATTTTTAATGGCTTCTTGCGAATCCACTTCATTATTGATTGTTGACCTTCTCTACTAACTCCTGTGCCTGCTTTTCTTCCTTTATCTACATTGAATCCATACTCCAACATCTTGAATATGATAAATCCTTTGCTGAACCTACCATCTTTGGTCTTGGTCTTAAGTTCAGATGTGATTGACTTTCGAAGATTACCAGAAGCATCAATGCGCTTCTTATAGCTTTTACCTCTTGAGTTTTTGGCCGTGTATGTTTTGCCTACGTTGATCTTCGCTAATCGAACTACGTTGTCCGCGAAGTCAGCTAGAACTTTATCTCTATTGCCTTTAACCCTGCCAGCCATCAGATACAGATTTCGGTATTAGGAACGTCGATTGATATGTCAATGGCCCAGCCAGCAAGTAGGTTTTCAAACCTATCTTGAAATGGTGTTGCCGTGATTGTTTCGTTGATTTGGAAGTTATTACTAAACGCATCTCCTCTCCGCAGCTGTTCAACCAACCTGTTGCAAACCTGAAGCTGAGTGTTGTATATATCTTGGAGATTGTTCATACCATAGAACGGTTGTGCTTCACTTCTGAGTTGGTCTTTATTGATATCGACGACATCCATACAGATAACTGTGAAGTTCATTGTCATCGTCGAGCCATTTAAGGCCTTATCTCCCACGATAATATGCGACAACGGGAAAATGCTCTGCTTCGCCAAATCACTCTCTGACACCTCGCCTATTGTGACCACGTTGACGTTGTTGTCTGCTATCAATAAATCGTGTAACTTCTGCGTAACTGTGTAAAATTGCCTCATCTTTTCTTGCGCTTTATTTCGTTGCTTTCAATTTCGTTTTTCTGCTTGTCAAATGTCAGTTTAAGCAGACATTGATGGAGATCCAGCTTTGTGACTTCATTAATTCTAAGGATGTTTCCATCTGCGAGATGAACGATTGATTGATACCATCCCCATCGTTGTCCAAATTGTGATCGCTCTCCGTGTTCGTTGTCGTCAATTCCTCCCGAAAAGAGTCCTTCATACTGATTAACAACTCGCTTCCTAAATTCCAAAAAAAAAGCATTGCACCAAGTGCCGTTTCTAAATCGCAATCAAGGAAGAACTCAGCGTATTTATCTGATCCCTCGTAATCTTCGATCAGATAGGTTTCCTTTACCTTAAGCGTGATAGGTCTGTAAAGAACAGCCATTGCCTTGTGATAGGTAGTTGGTGACTTCATATAGTTCTCAAGGTCTACATACTCACCCAAGCTGATGTCATCCAGCTTCGGAATGAATCCAAACTCTGTGTCACCAATCTTAATTTTGTTTCTGAATGTTGGCTTCTCACCGAACACATCTTGCAGCATCTGAACCACAACATCGTATTGCGTCAGGCTAAGTTTTTGCAGTTCGTCATAACTGACATTGCAGAATATGCTGACCATCTTCATCGTTACGAACTCGCTATCCTCTGCACCTTTGTTTGCTTCTAGTATCTTTTGATACGAGATATAGTCCTTTAAAGGAATATCTGCAAGGCTGGCTGGAACTTGAAATTTGACTTTCATAATGAATAAACGTATTTGGTTTGATTTGTACCTCAGGTTATATCCTCAAGTATGTCTGTGATTCTTGTATTGTTGCGTGTTTTCTTCGATTCTCTTCTGCCCAAAGTGGTTGCAGGTTTCGATAGTGGCATAGCTTAATCAACTCAGCTTCTGTTTTGGCTGATGCTAATGGTATGATGTGGTCGATATGCCATTCTCCGTAATTACTCCAAGACATACCTTTTTCAAACTGACGTTCAATATGTGATTTCGCAATTTTCCAATCTACACCAATCGCTCGCAATGTATCAGGTTTCTTGTAGTTTGTTTGCGATTTAAACGCTTGATTTATCCGAGTTCTTAAATTGTATATATAACTTATACAAACTATCAAATTTCATTCGCTCGTAGAAATGTTTAGCATACTCTGCTTTGCAAGATTTACACTCATATTGTAATCCGTCCTTATGATTTTTAGATTTACTAAAATCAGTCAGTTGCTTAACCTCCTTACATTTTGTACATTTTTTCATAGCTAATTGCTAAAATATAAATTTATCGGATGCTGTAACTTCCATAGTTCGGATTTGCTAATCGATTCCAAACAGCATACCTAACCGCATCAATCGCGTGATTAAAATTGTCCACAGGTTTGTTAAGCAGGTTGCCGTTCTTATCCTCCGTCCATTTGTAGTTTTGCAGTTCTTTGATTAGGTTCAAACTGTTGGCTGTGACCTTTAGTTCGTAACGCTTCAGCATATCAATGCCTGCCATTATTGAATCAGCGCCTTTTGCTGTTGGCTTCACGTTCCAACGTAGCCTGTGCAGTTCTTCGATTGACTTTGGTTCTGCCGAATCAGCATAGATAACATCCAGCCTGTTCAGTTCTAACTCTTCAAACTTCTGAGCGATGTCTTGGTTCGTTAGGTTGGTATGGTAGAGCAGTTCATCAAGGATAAGCTGGTTGCCTTTCTTGTAGACCTTGACAAGTGCTGTCGGATCATTGGTGAACCCGAAGTCCATTCCTGTGGATAGTAGCTGACCTGATACCTCTTGCACGATTCCAAACTGAAAGATGGTCGCCCTGCTCATTCCACGTTCTCCAAGTCCGTAGATGCGCCAATAGTCCTCGTCTGTTTCTTTCAGGCGTTCGATCTCTTGAATGATTCCAGCGTCAAGATATGGATTGTCAAGGTATGTAGTTTGCAGGAACGAGCAATCTTCTCGCGGCACTACCTTGTCGTATATCCAATGAAAGCTGTCAGATGGATTATAATCGATTATAATGCGTCCTGTTGTCCTGAATAGTATCTGTTGCCAATCTTCCCAATACAATTCATTTGCCTCGTTTAGAAAGGCTAAATCTCGTTTGCGTCCTCGTATCTTTTGCGGCTGGTCTAAACTAATAAACTCGATCAGGTTTCCGTTCAGATGGTATTCGCTGTTTGACTTGTTGTGATACTGCTCGCTGTATAGATTGTGTTTGCGCAAGATGTCAAAGAAGTCACGCATAACAGATGAGCGAACTGCTGGGAAGGTCTTTCTTGCAATCGTTATGGTCTTGCCCTTGTTGCGATAGCAATAGTCAAATATTATCCAAAGTAGAATATTGTAAGTCTTGCCAGACCTCGTGCCACCCTGCTCAACGATTATCTTTTTAGGCGACTTCCGCAGATGCGTAAAGACTTTATTTGTCCGAATCTGACCATTCGCCATCCTCAACTATTTGGAAGGTCTGAATACCTTCGTGCGATATCTCCTGACGTTCAATGTAACCTCGTTTCTTACCTTTGGTTTTTAGGTAGAAAATTGTGGCAGCAGCCGAGCCGTCTTTTATCTGCTTGTGCAGTTGTGATTCTGCAAAGTCCAAAGCTACGTTTTCAATGTCTCTAACTTGTTCGGCAAAGTCTTGGTCATCTTTAAGCCAGCCGTAGAAGGTCGTGCGCCCAACACCTTGATTTTTGCAGGCGGTTGTTACAACGCCAAGCGAATGTTCAAGGGCTTCAAGAACTGCCTTTTTATGTTGTTCGGTTTTGTTCATTCAAAATAAAGTATTATATTCGTGTTTTATGCGAGAGTAGTGTAATGGTTGCATACTTGATATTCCAATTAAGAGGTGGCGTTCGAATCGACCTTCTCGCTCAAATTAGCCCTCCTCTCTTGGAGGGTTATTTTTTCCCCTTTATACATTCCTGCACCTTGTTTATCTATTTCGCTAAATTGTAAAACTTCTGCATTTATTTTACAAGACTTATCTATTAAATATATATATCTGTTTTGAAAGCCTTTTAATGCACTTGCTCCATTAAAATTTTATTTACTATCTCCTCTTTTCGCAACTATATCTCCTTTAGCTAATTTATAAATAGTTCCGTTTTTGTTTATTTGTGTTAGTTTAAATCCACTTGCTCTATAAATAGTTCCATCTCCACATTGAGTAGCATCTGAATAAGATAACAACCATTTTATTTGTGGAGCATTCTTTTTAATTAAACGAA